CCTGAGACGGGTGCAATACAGCAGAGTATTGGCCAGGAGCCTTAGCCGCTCGCAAACGTGAAGCCGCGTTAAAGATGTCAGCCACAGTGATCTCTTGAGTAGTAGCACCCAAGGAAGTGCTGAAGCCATCAAACAGAGCAATGAGGTCCGTATCCATCTTGGTAGCGATAGCGTTACCCAGGACGGTGCCCAGCTCTGCAGCAGGGTTGCCAGCGCCCATAGCAGCCAGGTCAGTCAGCACAACCTGTGCGCCAACTTCGCCAACCGTTACGGTTACGCTAGACGTTGATACCTGCGTTGCGCTCATGTCAGTGCCTTCCGTGAGGTTAGCAGCAGAGATTGCAGGATACTTAGGCACCTGGACAGTTTTGCCTGCCACGTTGCCGATGTCATAACGAGTAACCAGCCCAAGCATGATGGACTGCTCTTCTGCGGTGAATCGTGCTTGCAGAATGATATTCGCAAACAGATCGTCTAAAGTTGTTGAAGTAGTTTCATTAGCCATTTTAAGATTCCTTTAAGTTATCGGGCAGCCTCTCGCAGCTTCTGCTCGCGGAATAAGCGCATACCCTCCTCGCCTTTGTTTAACATTTCCGAGTAACTTAAAGGCTTGCTCGTAGAACCTCCAGCCGCTCCGCTTGATCCTGCACCGCCTGCCGATGCTTTCACAAAATGCGGATTAGCCGTTAAAAATTCTGCCACTAACTGCTGCACAGTTAGCAGATCGCCATTGTCCCCGTACCGTGGCGTCCCATTTGCATCGTATACCTCGACAGTGCCATCTTCAGATAGCGCAACGGAGCCACGCAACAGCTGACTGACTTGATCTGGAGATACCGCACCGTTACCCGCCGCTGCCGACAATAGCGCCTGGTCAACCAGGGTAGCCTCTAGCCGCTGCTTGTAACTGCTAATCTCCTGATCTTTCTTTTCAACAGTCTGCTTAAGGATAGACTCAAATTCTCCGCGCTCTTTCTGCTTTTCCAGGTCAGCATTTTGCCTCTCCTGCAGCAGCTGCCGCGCTTCCTCTAAGTCCACGCCCTCTAGTTTCTTATCGTATTGCCTTTTTGTCCTGGCAACCCGATCAGCCACTATCCGGTCCAATTCCTCTTGCGTAAATGTCTTAAGTACCTGAGTTTCTACAACTTCCTGCTCTACGGCCTCAGTAGCCGCTTCTGCCATGATTTCGTCGCTCATGTAACGAACCTCCTACGGAGTGGGTTAAGTTTATCAAATTAGCGGGATTTTTTCTTTTTCTTCTTGCGTCCATAATGTCCTGGCATATCTAATCCTCCTCTGTGATTAATCTTGATTGCAGGGATGCTGCCTCATAAAACCAGAAAAAGTCGTCCTGCTCATCTGGGTCAATATCTTCTCGCAAATTGTCTAAAAGCTCAATGATATCTGGCGGCATGGGGTTTTCCTGCACCAACCGCTCTGCCTCATTAAATGCTGCGCTCATTATACTGGCCTCCCCTTATCAAAGTCCCAACCATCAAACACCCGCAGCCTGCCATTGCTCGCTGCGATTGCATCTAAAAGCTCTACCAGCTTCTCATCAACCAGGTCTTTTCTGCCCATGTTGTACAGGCTAAAGCTCTCTGCAAACCATTCCTCTGGGTTTGTTTCTGAGTATTTGGTAGGGAAAAATCTATCTTTATTTCTTCGCCCTCCTGGCCCATAGAATAGACTTGCCAGGTATCGCTCAAATGATGTGCTGTCCTTGTCAGTAAATTGACGCCAGGACTCCTGGTGCACTAGGTGGCCATATTCGTGATAAACGACGCTCCGCAGCTCATCTGCAGGATTCTCAAAGTATGAGCCAGCCAATCGTGGGCGCTCGGCCAAATCATCGCCTCTGGCAAAGGTGCTAATCTGCCGTTCTCTATTTTGGTCATTAAGCGCGTTGACTATATCAGCCTGCTTGTTGACCGCCTTGCGCTTTTTCTCTGCTGCATCTCGTAACGCAATATAATCAGCCCACTCATCACTCCTACTTGCTGCGCCAAGCCCCCCGTATTTTTCGCTTAGAGCGCTTCTGAGCGCCAAGGACTCTGAATAAGCCTGCTGAAAATCCTGTTTTAGCTCATCATATTTAGCGTTAGCTGCAGCCAGGCTGACCTGTCGCTTTTCACGACTCGTGTAGGCTTGGCCTGCGTATCTGTTGAAATACGCCGCCTTAATGCCCATAACGCCGTCGCCCATGTTAGCAGCTGCACTGTCACCTCTCAGCGCATTAATCCCTCTGATTGGTGGGGTTTTAAAGCGCTTCCCGAGGTCTGCAGTTTCTTTCAGCAGCTGATTAAGGATTGCGGCACCTTCTGGCCCCAGGCTGCCAATCGACACCTTGCCGTAGGAAGCCAGGGCTGCGTCCCTATTGAGCTGGCCACGCTTACGGGTATTAGCCTTGAACCTAACCGGCAATTCGCCGTCACGGTCTAAATAGGCGGCATCAGAGCGATCTGGCGAGGTGGCCTTGCTGGCTGCCTCTGCTTGGGCGGTCATTGCTTTAGTGCTTTTGCTCTTAGCCTCTACAGGTGGCAGATCAGGGCTTACCTCTTCCTCTTCTGGCTCTGGCTCTACGACTGGCTGCGTAAACTGGTCTACATCATCCTCATCTATGATAGGACGCCAATGGTGGCGGCAGTTATAGCCTCCCCTGGCGGTAAAGGCATCGCTAGAGCTTTTGCCAGACCAAGAGCCTTGCCAGATTTCCTCTATTTCTTCTGTGGTGTAGGTATTACCAACGTGATCTCTGCAGAATTGCCTAGAATCCCTAATGATATCGCCGTAATACTTCCATTTCGTAGCGCCTGCCTCAATGCCTGCGTTGACGTTGATAGCAGCGTCAAACTGCATCAAGCTGTCCTGGGCTATCTGTGTCGCGTAACGCCGCATATTGTTGCCTGCCCTATCCGCAGCGTAGACAGTGTGCAGCTTGTCTATCGCGGCCTTTGACTGCGCTGGGGTGCCATTCTTGGCAATATCGACCAATCGGTTAATTTCGGCCTGGTCGCTCTGCATATAGACGCCATTGATGGTCTGCCTAATGCTCTTAATCATCTGCTCTTTAGATCGCCCCGTTAGGGCATTCTGATAGATTTCGTTGGCTATGGTGTCGAGATATGTAGCCGATATATCCTCAAAGCCCTGGAACGTCAGACGCTGAAGCTGCCTAATGACATCAGGGCTTGTTTGTGTGAAATCCCCATAAGTATTGAGCATATCCAGGGCGCGGATAGCGGTACTAGGATAATCGTCCAGGATAGATTGAACAGCAGCGCCGTATTCCTCTTCCAGAATGCGCTGTATTTCTCGCCTGCTTGATATAGCCCACTCAAGATCAAACAGGCTGCCGTCTGTAACCGGCGCACCATTGAGGTAGGCTGCAATCCTTTCCTCTGCTCGCTGCAGCGCATCAAGTAGCCTGCCCTCATGGGCATCTGCCAGGGCGTCCAGGTACTCATCATGCTCCTGCTCTGTAGGCATTACTCAGCGCTGGGTGCCTGGGCAGCTGCGCCAGTAAAGTCTCCTAGCGCCCTTGTGCTCGCCTCTATTTCCTGGTGTGCCTTGTTTAGCACCTCATCATCTAGCACCAGGTCAGCAATCTGCTTGTCAACCTCTTGCAGCATGGTTGCCGATCTAACGCCACTAGCTCTAACCTGCTGCAAAAACTGCAGCTCTGAGGCGTAATCGCGGATATCAAAGCTATCAGGGTAATTAACCTCTACCTCTGGCTTAATCTGCTGCCATTGACAATAGAACCCCCACAGTTGCTCCTCTGCCAGCTCCAGAATGTCAGCTTTCTCAGCCAGCTTGGCGTTTAGCATCTGGAACTCTGTCTGCATGGCCACACCAGACTGCGTGATTGCCTCTGTGCCGCGCACTGCGCCCATGTGGGCCATCCTATTGATAGACTCTATTTTGTCCGTTATAGCGGCTCTGATGGCGTCCAGGTTGGCCCCTGATGGCTGCATCTGATATGGCACTAACCCAGAGTCCATATCATCGCTGATATTAATGATTGCCCCAGCTCCTGCGCTGGCGTCTGTGTCATAGGTCTTAACTAGGGTGGGATGGTTGCTAATCCTTATCAGCTGCTCAATCTCGCTAAGCTCCTGGTAGATCGCTTTCTGCATATAGGCAATATCTGAGATATCACTAATGCCAATACCGCGAACAATCGAACGGTTAGCAGGTAGATACACTGCAGGGATTACGCCGATGGGGTTAGGTATCACCTCAATAACAGCGCTCTCTGCACCGTCATACTTGATTAGCTTTACCTCTTCCCGCGTCCACTCTCTGAAATAGACTATGGTTGTGGTGCCGTCTAAACGATGCACAGACTCCCTGATCTTTAAATAGGTCAGCTGATGCCTGCCAGAAGCCTGGCGCTCCCATCGCCAATCATAGACGTTTTCTGGCGTTATTAGCGTGACATACGGCCTGATCTCTTGCTCTAGCTCTTCTGCCCTGGTGCCAGCCTGGCTGCGTGGTTTGTCACACATAACCCAGACATGGCCGTAGACGCTAGACCATATCTGCGCCTCGCGCATAAAGCTATCAAATGATTGGCCGTCTAGGTTGGCATCATGCAAGAAAGCCTGCAGCTCTGGGCTACCTTCAAGGGGGCCAAAGTTTCTGGTGGGTGGAACGCGCCACAGAAACGAGCTGTACACATGGATTACGTTGCGGCAGTGATTATCCAATGGCGTTAAGGCTATACGCCGATCATACGCCTTGGCGTCCTCATTGAGATACCTGGTTAGATATGAGCCATCCTGGTAATCCTGGCCGCCCATGTAACTGCGTAAATAAAACTCCCAGCGGTCTACATGGTTCTCATAGTCTGGGTGCTGATATTCAATATCATGGTTAATAAGCATCAAGTCCACCGTTGAGGCGCAGCAGCCTCATGTTGCTTGCGGATCGGATAGAGATAATCAACCGCATACCCGAGCGCGTCATTCATGTGATCGAACCCGTCTTTTTCGGGCTGGCTAGTGCCTGGCTTATACGTTTGGCGCTCAAGGCTTTCAATCGTCTTTTTGCATTTTGGATCGACAAACAAATGCCTCACGCCATCCGCTGCTTGCAGCCTTGAGTTGACTGCATTAATCCTATCCCTCACTGCTGAGTGTGAGTTTCGTACCCTCACCTCAAAGCCTGCATTCTGCAGTATCGACAAATCTGTGCGCCCACCTGCGCTGGTCTTACGTTGGCGACAAGCTGGGTCAGGGTATATCGTAACATTTTTGCGACCATATCGCCTGCTGATCTCATCGGCCATCTCATCAGTGTTGGAACCGAAAATAACAATCTCATCAAAGATATGCAGGCTGCCGCTCTGCCTGGTCATAACAACCGCAGACATCGGATCGAGGTTAAAGTCCATGCCTATTAGCACCTGGCCTGGCTCTCCTAGATAGCGCCTTACAGACTCCTCGCGCTTGAAGTTGTAGTAAATGACGCCCGAGTAATTAACAAACTGCGCCTGGTATTCCTGGGTAAACGTGCGCTCATCCAGGTCATGCTTGGCTGCCTCTATTTCTTCCTGGTCAACATTGCCGCCTTGCAGCGTAGTGTATTGATAAGATGACCAGCCCTCATCTTTATCCGCGCCCTTAGTCCAGAGATCATAGAAGTGATTACGGCCTTTAGGCGTGCCAATGAATATCGCTGATCCCTTACGATCCGATAACGACGGCCTGATGACCTCATGCCATGCCTCCTTTCGCATATCGGCGAACTCATCCAGCACGCAGAAGTCTAGCGCCCTGCCTCTAAGGTTGTCTGGCTTCTCTGCGCCCTTTAGGCTAATAACCGACCCATTAGCTAGGTGTAGACTGAGTGCCGTTTCATTGGTCTTAGTAACATATTCGCCAGGGATAGCCTGCACTAGCATCGACCAGGCTATTTCCTTGGCTGCCTTGTAGGTAGGCGCGATATACCAGCAGTTGCGCTTTTCAGCTGACAGCGCTGCCCTAATTAGCTCTGCAGTAGATAGGAAGGTCTTGCCAAACCGCCTGCCAGCAACGACAACCCGAAACCTGGAGCTGTCTGTAAATATGACTGTCTGCGGCTTAGTCAGCTGCATCACTAGCCAGCTTTATCACCATTGGCGGCAGATCAACGTAATCCTGCACTTCCTCTTTAACGTCAGGCAGGTATTTATTAAGCATTCTAATGCGCTGATCGTTGGCGGTTTTGATCTTTAAAAGCTCTTTATGGAACCCCTGCGAATTTACGTCCAGTTGCTCGATTTTCTCAATGTTATCAAAGACATACTCCACCCTACCCCTCTCGGCCAAATACGCTCTAATTTCATCCTTACGGATAGCCCTATTTTTCTGTGCTCGGGTTTCTGCCATTACGCATCTGGATGGGGTATTGGGTTGGCCCAATATGTCCCTTTCGCTGCTCCTGCTCTGATTTCTCCAGCCTCTAAATCGTGGCTGTCTATTGGATATGACTCTACAGTGCCGTCAGTGAATGCAACCAGGAAAGTGCCAGTATCTGCTGGCATCCCGCCTGGCTCTATATGCTTCCATTCTATAACGGCGATCTGTCTCATACTAATAAGTTATCAGAAACAGAGCAAAAAGGATAATAAGCCCAATTTCGCCTACGGGAAGGGCTAAAACCCACCTCCCTAAAAGTAGCATTAAGGAACATGGCTTAAAGGTACTGCGGTTAGCTAAATTGCGCTCCATGAAAATGGCCCCCCACGCATTCATCTAACTTTTCGACGCCGCAGCTCGCCGTAGGAGTTTAGGGGGAATCTGGTGTTATCTTTGCCATACTTTTTTTCCGTATCTCCTCAAGGCTGCAGGGCATCGCACTATCTCTAGAGGAGCCTCTTCTGCTTGCTTCAAAGGGATGACCTCAAGGTTAGGCATAATGGCGACATCAATGCCAAAACGCTCTGACATCGCTGTAGCCGCCTGAGCTGCCACCTGCGCGTCCTCTGGGCAATATCCCTCTGCCATCCAAAACGGCATCCTGTAATTAGCACCGCTCTGCATAACTGCCTTGATAGTCTGGCCAACCGCTTTCGCCATTTGTCTTTTTGTGCAGTTTTACCATCTCGCAATATGCAGCTTCCTGCTGTACTGCGTCCTGGTAATCGCCTGCCCCCACTACTGCGAATAGGCTAATTATCGCAGTTATGATTAACGCAATCGACATTTCAGACATCATTTTTTGCACTCCCTAATTAAGCGTTCGCTTAACGAATGGTTAGCGTTCGCTTAACGAATGGTTAGCGTTCGCTGTATTAGCTTGCGATAGTCCCGCGTATCTTTTTTTTCTTGCAGCACTTCATCGAGGAAGGCATACAGCTTCGGCTCCATATATCTATGATATTGCAGCTCTACCGCCATCGCTTTCTGCTGATCTGTGCTTAGAGACTTCCAGTGGTATTTGTTACTTATGAACTTCTCAAGCGTATCGCTAGGTACAGGCTCATGTGACATAACATCACCCTCCATGTTTCCCTAACGGTACAGCAGCAAACCGCCTAACTCAACACCAATGCCTATATCAAAATCTCATAAAACTAGCTGTAGCTTATAATCTGATATGCAGGATCTGCCTCTGCTTTTAGATACTCTTGGCGGTAATGCCTGGCTATTTCTTTGCGAATTGGCACCGTGGTCTTAAAGATATGCTGCGATTTTTCGCGCAGAATCTCTAAATGACCCTCCCCCAGCGTCATCTGCAGCCAATCATGGAAGGCTATAGGGTTCTCAGTGAAATACCTATGTGCCGAGTGAGTCAGGGTCACAGCGTTCATCATGTCCCATCGCACAGCCTTGTTACGTCTGCCGACAATATGGGCGCATTCTAAAGCCGTCTGTTGTCCCGTATAGAGGCATCGGCCATCCCTGGCTCTGACGCATTTGCTAAACCAAACGTCTGCCTGGTCACGTTTTACAGCCATCAAACAGCCTTTTCTTTGTCCTGGTAAAAACGCTCTCTGCCGATCGCCTTTACAAATTCGCCACAGGGCTTGCAAAGCCAGCCGTGCAGCTTCCCATCAATACACTTTAGAAACATAGCACGCATCTCAGTGCTGCATTTCGGGCACTTCATCAGGGGTAAATTCAATTTCAAATTCCTCCAAAGCCAGTGCAGTCTGCCATTGCCCAGCAAACTCTGTTGTGTCCATGTCGATGGTCACGCCGTCAGGGAATGTGTCGGTATAAACTACAGTATGTTTTTTGTTTGATATATCGGTAACACAGCCGCCGATAGTCTCAGGCAGAAACACCACTATGCCTGCGTTTTTTGGTAATTTTGCTGAAATCAAAATCATTGTCTTGGCCTCACTGTGACACGCGAAACCTCCCCCTCTATCTTGTCGTAGGTTATCACTTTTGCGCCTCTACGGCTCACCCAGCCGCCCCTGGCTGCATAAGCATCCCTGCCGCTTAGTGTTGGGTGCATTTCCGCAACAGCGCCACCATCCTCTACGACTCTCTCATGGTGATAGTGTCCGGTGTGGATATAGGTATAACTAGCCTTGCCCCACATTTCCCGAAACCTTGGCTCACTCGCAAATAGCTTGTGCAGCTGCGCTAGTTTGACCTTATGACCATGATGGAAACCTAGCATAGTCTGGCCATGCAAGTGCGCGTAAAACGGATAATCGTTATCGACAACCGATAGCCGTGGCTCATCATCGAATAAGTGCTTTATGTGTTTCCGCAGCCAAATGCTTCCAGAAATATCATGGTTGCCCTCTGCTGACACCACAATCACCTTATCAAAACGGCGCAGCATCATGTAAACCGCCTCGGTCATTACCGACATAGCCAGCTCGACCAGCTTCCCATAGCGGGTGTCTGCGTCCAAGATATGCCCAGATTGAGGCGTGACGCTCAAAATCCCGTCCCAGTGCAGGAAATCACCCAGCTGGCACAAAATCCCCGTCCCTGACTTGGGCGCTGCCTTAATCATGTCGCTCACTGAATTTAAAAAGACATCCCTGGCTATATGCACATCCCAATCATCGCCCGTTTCGGCTTCGTAGGCGTACATTCCCAGGTGAAAATCAGTGATCGTCAGCAGGGTTAGCAACCTATCATCAGTGCCTTTGGGTATTGGAGCTGGCTTGAATTTCGGCAGACCTTCCTGGGCAGCTTCCAGCCGCTCTATCAGTATCTCAAACTGCCGCTGCTCATCAGTCTGCGACTTTACCCATTGGCGTACAGGGTTGCCGTCCTCATCATAGAACGTGGAAACGCCTTTTATTTTGTGGCCATCAGGCACAGGGTGGTGCCAATCATTGTGAGGGCTGTAGCCTCTTTTGGCGGCTTTGTCTTTTACCGCTCGCAAATGATCGCGCACGTTGCTTCGACTTAATCCAAGCTCTTTGCCAGCCACTTGTTGTGACTTACCCTCAACGTAACAAAGAGTAACGCACTGCAGCTGTTTTTCTGTCGAGCAGAACTGCAGCAATGGATGCCCCATGTTAGCCCCCTTTTTGGTTGAGCCTCATATATTCCGAATCGTCTGGGCAGGTGACAAAGACGCCATGATCCATAGCCCAGTTTTGCACTTGATCCATGAAATCCATCATCTCCCCACGATCCAGGGAGCTAGTTTCACGCACCTGGCCAGATATTACTGTGTTGTTTATTTGTACATCTGCACAGCCAAGAAACTTCCATTTCATCAGCAGCTTCATCTGTTCTTCAGTTATTTCTGGGTTTTTTTCTCTGAAGGCTGCCGCCATTTCTCTGCACCATAGGTGAAAAAGCGCATTCTGAGACAGAGAGCGCTTAGGCACATATCGTGACACCTTCCATTGTACCGCATAATCCCAATTCCATTCAGCCTCAAGCCATTGGGTAAAAAACTTAATGCGCTCTGTTAGCTGCTGCTTGCTGCTGACCACCCAAAACTCACTCATGGATGGCTCGCAATCTAGCCGCTACCTCTTCGATTGTTTCATCTGGCCCCAGGTCAGCCTCTGCTTCCAGCTCGCGCTCTATCATTATGTCCAAGTAATGCCTGGCTTTACGCAGATCGTCCACGCCTCCCTTAAAATTCCACCTGGAAACGTATTTAATAACTGCGTGCTCGCATACGCCCAGGTCATTCTCTAGCGCATACTCTAGCGGCTGTATTCTTAGACGGCTGTAATGATCGCCTGCAATTTGCGTTTCTAATGACTTCATCATATCCACTCCATAGTTGGCGGTTTTCCGGTTTTGCGAAACTTAAAAGCCTGCCCAGGTGCCAGGTATAGCGGGATGGTTCCCTCAAATGGTGCCTTTCGCTGCTTAGCTACTATTAACTTGAAATCACACTCAGTGGTTAAAATCTCTGTTTCCCGAGCGTCTAATGGCTGCCCGTAGTCTTGTTTTTGCAGGATTCGGCTCCTGCGCTTGTTGTGCCAGGCAATCATTAGCAAATGCACCTGGTCAACCAGGGAGCTGCTGCCCCTAACATCAAACCTGGTGGGGACATATTCATCACCACCGTGCTGCGGCTTTCTGACATGGTGCAAAATGCAGATATGTATTTTCATGGCGCTGGCCAGACCAATGATCTGGTTGAACCATAGGCGCTCGCGCTCGTTATCCTCAGTTACGCCAGTAAACTGCAGGTTATCTATAGCAATCACTTTAGCCCCGCGCCTAGCCATCGCCACAATAGCGCCAAGGCATTGTATTGGACTCACGCCACCCAAGACTCTGTACCAATAAAAACGACCAGATAACCAAGCAGCAAATTTTTTGCCGTACTCAGGTGCTACGTTATCGACGGCTGCGCTCTGTTTGCACATGAGCTTTGCGGTATCCTCTATATCCATCTCAAAGCTGGCCAGCCCTACGGGATGCTCTCTGGCAGCCCATAACAATATCTGGCTTAAAACCGTGCTTTTCATGTGGCCATTGATCCCAGCTATTAGCGAAACCTCGCCCATTCTTAGCCGCACTTTGTCCTCGGTTTCAAACCACGGCAGAGCTATGCCGCTGGTCACTGGGTTTTCGGACAAGCGCTCTATAAAACTGTCCGAAAATTCCTCAATGCCAATAACGTCGATATCCTCAACCTTGGCGTAAATCTCGCGCAAATCGGCATCAGTAAAGTCCTCTACCTCTTTCTTTGGTAAATTCATAAGCTAAATTCTCCCACTTGATTAACACTCCCCTTTCTTGGAAATACGGATTTCCACCCGCACTCTATCGCCATATCGACAGCTGTTCGCTGCTCTTCTGGCGTCAAATCTTTGAGTTTGTTAGCCACTAGGACTAGCGACCTCTCAGTAGTTGGCCCCTTAAACTTGCGACGATACGCTACCCAATCGCGCCAGGCATCTTTGTCTATTGTATCGGGTGGTTTGTAGCTGCCGCGCCTTGGTGGTTCCTTTGATGGTTCATTGGTGGTTAGAGTGTTGGTTTCGACACTACTAGCAGTGTTGATTTCCGCACTAGCAGTAGTGCTGATTTCGACACTACTAACAATTAGCTGATAAACCGTAGACTTGTTAAATCGCTTTTGCCGTTTCAATATCCCCAGCTGCTCAAATTTCCGCAGCGCATTAGCTACTGCGTGACGGGTAGCGCAGCTGCGCTTGCAGATATCATCATAGCCAGGATAACAGTAACCATCGACATCAGCGCGATCTGCTAGGGTCAGCAGAATAGCTTTCTGCGTACTTGTTATGTTGGTGACGGTGTTAAGCGCCCAGTTGATTGCTTCAATGCTCATCAGTGAGCACCAGATAACGGCTTATTCGCCTCGCGCCTCACTTTGTCTGCAAATCCGTTGCGCCTGCCTCCGCGCTTTAGTGCCAGTTTATAGCGCTCTTTATCCGTTGCGGTCAGCTTTCTACCATGCTCCTTCGCATCCTCTGCCAACTCCACTACGAAATCGTCGAGACTGCTTTGATAACGCCTATCTATAGATTTGTAATGCGGCTGCGGGTGTTTTGGTGGCGGCATTACTGCGTCCCAGGATAGCCCTATAGCTGTCAAAACATCTAAAGTCCCGCAACCTGCATGGCAGCGCAGTAGCACCCTAGTATCTTCCAGCTCTGTTATTGATAAAGATGGCGAGCGATCATTGTGCGCTGGGCACACTGCCATCCACTTGCCCTGGCCTGTCGCTCTATATTTGCTGATGCGGTTTAAGATGTCCGTTGCAGACATGGATTGCCCCCTGCGATATAATTACCTGGCAACCATTTGGCTGCACTCCCCTTGATAGCCCCCTAACGGGGGCTTTTTTCTTGCAAAAACTCAGCCACGCTAACCTCTAGCGCCTGGCATAAGTTAATCACTGTGCTGGCAAGCATATCAGGCTGCCTTCGCCACCGGCTAATTTGCTGGGGTGAAGTCTGCAGCCGCCTCGCCAGGGCTGCATTGGTCATGCCACGCAGCTTCTGTGCTTCAATGAGGTTTTTGCCCATGTGTTTCAAAACGGCAAATCATCCTCTGCCTTGGCTTTGCTGTCTAGCAGCTGCAGCTGGTTAGCTATCACCTCAGTGGTATAGCGATCCTGGCCATTTTGGTCTTGCCATTTGCGCGTCTGCAGCTTGCCCTCAACGTATGCCTTAGAGCCTTTTTTTAAATACTCCGCAGCGATCTCTGCAACCTTGCCGTAGAAAGTGACCTTATGCCACTCAGTGCGCTCCTGCTTGCTGCCCTGCTTGTCCGTCCAGGACTCGCTGGTAGCCAGGCTGATATTTGTAACCATCCCGTTTTGCAGCTGCTTGCTTTCTGGGTCAGCGCCCAGGTTCCCAATCAAAATCACTTTGTTGATTCCAGCCATTATGCTTGCTCCCACATGTTTTCAATAAATGTCTTGCAAATATCGTCGATCATTACCAGCAGCCGCTCATGCTCTAACGCTGATAAATCCTCGACCAGCTCCCTTACCCCAAGATCGTCCTGCTTTTTCACTAGATCAGGAAGCTGCTTTTTGATTTCCTTCAAAGGCCACCAAAACTCGTTGACGCGATCATTCCAGGCTTTTTTAAACGCGCTAATCTTGCCTTTCGGCGCTTTGTTAAATACAAGATCACGCATAGCCTCATCAAGCCCCTCAGAAAAAAGTACAAAGTCACCTGGCGTGCCTGTGCTTAATAAATTGCAAGCCTTGTTGTACTGCTCAGTTACGTCTTTTTCGTTAATCTGAGGATGACTAGCGGCATTGCCGTCATCGTCGGCAGCAGGGATGCCAGCAATAGCCTGCAAAGCATACCTCCTTGCATAAGTTAGGCAGCTCCCAACTCCCTGGCTATCAAACTTGCCTACCGGCAGCGTAAACTGATCCTCCAGCCATTGACCAGAGCTGTGCATAAGCCTGGTAGTAACTCCCGCAGTGTTCTCTTCCCGCAAAGGAAACTGTACGAATGAAAGGCCGTTGTTGGCAAACGGCTCTTTGACTGCCTTGATAACAGACCCGACATCAGCGTATTTGGCACTAAAAAACGGGTTCTCTGCTCCCTTTAGTGCAGCACCCATTTCGCCCTGCGCCTTTGCTAGAGCTGATGCCAGCTCGTTAATTTCTGCGCTACTCTTCATAATCCCAACTCCCCAAAACATCTATTGACCGGCCATCTACATTCTGTGCAAGCCAGTAGCCATCACTGAATCCAGCCTTGTACATTTCTGATCGGTTTAAGCTATCCAACGAATCGCAAGCCAAACCGGACTCAAAGCCTTTGCGAAATTCTTGCTGCGCCAAGCGCTTAAATGAGCGCCACCGCTGCACAAATGCAATCAGCTCCTCTGCGTTTAAATTAGACCCATTTGCCGATTGCACTCTCTTCCTCCTCTAGTAACCATACAAACGCCTTTTTTCTAATGTAATTCCATACCTGGTTTGCCGTATCTTCCAGGACATCAGCAGCCCTAGCGTTATCCATCACCTGCACAACCCACTCCAATGGGTGATATTTGGATGGCCTGCCGCCAGTTGGGTCTATGATCGGTGGCACGATATCATCCAGCCATTCCATGTGGCTTTTTAGAAAAACCAGGGCCAAGTCTGCCCTTATTCCTATATCGCTCTCGATCACTTTTTCAAAACCGGAAACATACTCGCGCCACCTGGGCTCTTCATTATCTAACGCATAGATAATGTCGGCGACGGTGACATCCCCAAAAGTTAATAGCTTGCTCATCTTGCTCCCCTGTTGGTTGCGTTCCACATGGAACATTGCAACCGTATAGATAAACGCCAATGTTGACAACAGGGATGATGATATTTTCGGCCTATCACTTAGACCGTGTTTTTATATAGAATCTATTTAGTATGACCAGACGGTTGGATAAGGACGCTCATAATCCCAATCTAGGTGAATAAATCTGCCGCTGCCTTTCTGGTTTACCCCGATGCGTGGACAACCATGCGCCAAAGCTACTTCTAGCAACTTGTAAGCGTCCCCACGGTTTACCCCTATATCGACCGCCTTTCCCGTCGTATGCGCTCCTCGGGAGCTTTTAGAGGCTTCTATGGGGTGCTCTGGACACCTATAGCCACTGGTCACTGGCATGGGGCCAAATTCCCTGCGTATGGAGTTGAGAATCTTCAGCACATCCTGGTCAAATTTGTATTCGCCGCAGTGCTGGCAGGCCAATTCTTTTTCCGTGAAATAGCTCATTTTTCCCTTTGGACGCCTTTGGCTTTTTCATAGGTACGCATCGCACCAAGGCCGAGCATACCCATTAGTACGGGCATCATGGTTTGCAGGTCAACTAGCGGAACCTCAATATCTGACCCATTAAGGCGCAGAATAAGATTGCCGACAGGAGCAACAAGGAAGTTGCAAGCCATCCCCATAACGCAAACCCAGCCAACAGCAGGCCGCCAGCCTGCGACAAAGAGGCTCTTATGTGCGGCTTCTGTTTGATTGACCGCCAACTGCGCTTTTGAGATTTCATGCGCGTGGCGCTCTGACATTGTGGCAATTTCATGGGCAAGCCTATTTCGCTCATCTGCATCAGGTATGAATTTATCCAGCAGACTTGATACGGGGCCAATTAGAAGGTCAATCATAAGGCCACTGCCATTCTGGATCGTTGCTTGTTACTGCCGTGCAGGAAGTGAGCAATATTAGGCTAAAGAATATCGCCTTCACTTGTCTGCCTTGCGGTCTAGCTTTTCCTCAATCGCATCCAGCTTATCAAAAAGCCTCTGCATATCAGACTTCCATTCTTCCCGCTTGAGATATTCACCAGCCACAGAGACTTCCAGCTTTCCAACTTGCTCGTCTAAGTTCTTCACGGCATCCCACATCCCTTTCAGCAACAGAGCATACGCCCCTGCGGCTATGGAAATAATCGTATTGATTAACGCCTGATCCATTATCTCCATACCTCATACCACATTTCTTTAACGGCTTTCTTCGCCTTCTTGTACCGTATTCTAACATCTACTCGAACGGTATAGAGAAAACCATCAACACGGGTAACAGCAGTGCGGATATCACTCCTAACACCAGCAATGACTCGATTAACTTCGTCTTTGAATGATTCACGATCCATCCCACTAACCCTGTATGATTGACACCGTGCCGAAAATAATTGCACCGCAGACTAGAGCGGCTATAACTATGAGAGTGGTATCCATGATTAATCTCTGCTTTCTGCGTTGCTTGTAAATTACCTTCTCCCGCCTTGCCTTGATCTCCCTGCGGAGCGCGATCATCTCCTGATATGTCTCTGTACCGTAAGCCCAGACAATCAATTCTCTGATCTGCTTTTCCTGCTCCTCCAGCTTTTTCTTGGCGATTACACTATTGAGCGCCTGCTGCTCTACTGTCTGCCCGTCAAATAGCTTTTTGAATACCCCTGGACTCTCTGCCTCCTTCTCGGCCTCTCTAATATCTGCCGCGAACGTATACCAAGCGCCGAGCTTTTGAGCTACAGCCTCAATCTCTGCCCCTCTTTCTACTAACGTCTGGATGCCCTTGAACGTAGTCGAGGCCATCGCTATAAGGGACAGCGGATCCATTAGTCATCTGCTTCTTCTGGCTCTATCTGAGGATCAGCCTGCTCTTTAATCTTAACGATCAAGGGCCATGCGCCAGATTTCGTAGGCAAATCGCCCAATACGCTAAGGATTGCGTTCACTTCTTCTACAGATAATTCTAGGCTTATCACTCCCAACTCTCCTTATTGGTTTTCGTCAATAGCGGCTTGAAGCACAGTAATGTCCTGCGCGTCAGTCCAAAAGTCTTTAGCGACCATGATTTCTAAATGCTCGACGTTGCGTGACACGCAATCAGTCCAATCTTCATCAGTCCATTCTGCTGGCTTGCCAGCGTTCAACAGATTTACAGAATCCATAGCGGCATCGTAGTGCTTCTGGATTTGTTCGGGGGTTAGTTCATCTAACATTTCTTACTCTCCACTTAGTTGGGCTTCTAATGCGTCTACCTTGGCAGACAATTCTTGTACCGCTTTGATTAGCGGATAAACAAACATTTCTTGTGCGATTGCTTGTATGCTGGTGCTTTCTTCCTGATCCCAGCCACCAAAATCTGTGATTCCATGCTTGTCCAGCGCCTGCTTAACCTCTTGGGCAATCAAGCCATACATTTTGGAAGTGTGCTTTGCCTCTGTCTCGGTTTCATCGTAGTCAGGAAGTGAAGGGTCAATTTCCGAAAGCGCTCTCCATTTAAAGGTAACAGGGCGCAAATCGTTTATAAAGGACAGCCCGCAGTCTGTATTATCAGCGATTTCTTTTTTATACCGCTCGTCAGAAACTCTTGTCCAAGTCGCGTCTGCGGTTGGGTTGTTATAAATACGATGGACGCCATTGCTGTAGCCCAGAGTTATCCGATACGTCCCAGAAACGCCCGTTACGTTGTATCCGATAGTGGTCGTGTAATTATCACCGGCACCGGCTGGCTGTGTGTCGTAGCCAATCATAATGTTGCCAGTGCCAGTAGTTATATCTAGCCCAGCATTCCCGCCAAGTCCTACGTTGTAACTGCCGGTTGTTACAGAGGGGATGCTGTTGTAGCCGTGAGCGGTGTTAAACTGCCCTGTCGTTACATTCTGCCCAGCAAGTCTACCTACTGCGGTGTTGTATGCTCCGCTAGTGTTATCAAGAAGCGCTGAGTAACCCATTGCGACGTTATATGTGCCACTGGTGTTGCTAAAGAGCGCATAGTTACCAACAGCCGTGTTGTCGGAGGCGGCGTTATTAAATAACGATTGATAACCGACAGATACGTTGTGTGAATTAGTCGTTTGGTAGTATTGGGATTGAAAGCCTATAGCCGTATTGTAAAGCCCAGTTGTGATTGAATGTCCTGCGCTAATACCAATACCAATATTAGTGTGACCAGTAGTTGCATTTTGGAGGGCGCTGGAGCCAACAGCGGTGTTTTGGTTTGAGAGCGCGTTATACAGCGCGTTCACGCCAACAGCAGTATTTGAATGACCGCTTTGGTTGTAATACATCGCGGCATAGCCGACGCCGACATTAGAATTGCCGGCAGTCAAGCGGCCTGAGTAATTTCCTACAAATGTGTTATAGCTTGCCGCGCCTACCTGCCTGTTAGCCTGATAACCAACCCCAACATTATGGCTTCCGGTAGAACACAGATAGCCAGCTTCAAGACCAAGATGAGTATTAACCGTGCCGCTGGTGATTGAATATCCAGCGTCGTTACCCAGCGCAACATTGTTAGCGCCTGTGGTCATACTAAAGTGAGCGTTGCGGCCTACAGCCGTGTTATACGATCCGGTAGTTACAGAGTATAAAACGTTAGAGCCTACCGCCGTTGAATAACTGCCTGTTGTTGCGGAGTCCATCGCTACATAACCAATCGCAGTGTTTTCAGTTGCCGCTGTAGCTGTTATTAATGCTCTATGGCCTACCGCAGTGTTAGCGTATAAAGTGGCATTTTTTAACGATTGGTAGCCAACAGATACGTTGTAGTAGCTTGTGGCTCCTGCTTGTGACAATGCGCCAACCGCCACGTTTCCTGACGTACCAACAACAGTAAAATCTCTTAGAGCTTCGTAACCAATGGCTACGTTATAGTTATCGTTAGTAAGACTAAGCGCCGCGTTATAACCTAAAGCCGTGTTGTAAAAGCCTTGCTGACAGGTAGCTAAACTAGCGTAACCTGTGGCAGTGTTGTAACCGCCCGTTGTGTTGTTTCTTAGTGCGCCGTATCCAAAAGCTGAGTTTCTAACTCCGGTTGTGTTGTCTTCTAACGCAAACGTGCCGACCGCTGTAAGGTAATTACCCGTTGTATTGCTATAAGAGGCTTGATAGCCCACGGCGACGTTGTTTGAAGCCGTTGTGTTTGCATATAAAGCTGACCAGCCAACACCAACATTGCTTGCTCCAGTTGTATTTTGGGTAAGAGCAGATCGACCTACTGCCGTATTGTTTGCGCCTGTTGTGTTTTGGCCCAAAGAAGAATAACCCACAGCAACATTGTCACTTGCCGTTGTGTTTGCGTCTAAAGCCAAAGCGCCTACAGCAACATTTTGAATCCCTGTTGTAATTGCAGCTCCTGCTAAATAACCAATACCAGTGTTGGTAGACCCCGTGGTGTTAGATACAAGGGCTTGCATACCAAAGGCAGAGTTGTAGCTGCCCGTGGTGTTGCTCTGTAACGCGCCTTGACCAACAGCGGAGTTTCTTGTTCCGGTTGTATTGGCGTTAAGAGAGGAAACTCCAACACCAGTGTTATTGTCACCACTGCCGTTTGTTGAGTTAGAACCTATGCCTACGTTGTTTGAGCCGGTAGTGTTTGAGTATCCAGCGCCGGATCCAAAGTATGCGTTACTTGCGCCTATAGTGTTGCTATACCCAGCTCGATAACCAACGGCAGTGTTGTTGGAAGCGGTGGTGTTGGAGTGTAAGGCGCTCAGACCAATCGCCGTGTTAGAAGCGCCTGTAGTATTTGATAATAACGAAAGCCTCCCGACAGCGGTGTTGTAAGAAGCCGTCGTATTAGCACCCAAACTGCCTTGGCCTACAGCTACGTTTTGACCGCCACTAATATGAGAACTTAATGCGCCATTACCAAGCGCCACATTGTAAGACCCACCCGTTGCTGAAGAATACGCATTATCACCAAGTGCTGTGTTAGCTGTCCCAACAGGATAATTACCGTCCAACTTAATAGTGCCGCTATCAACAGACACATTACCTGCTACGGTTAGCCCATCAGTTACAGCAGTACCCGTGACATCAATGCCTGTAGCGGTGGTGGCGAGTTTGACGGTTCCAGCATAACGTAAATCAACTGCTCCTCCATCTACCCCACGAAGATAAGATGCGCTAGCGGCAGAGTTTTGCAAGTAAATGTTATCGCCTTGGATAAGAAGATTTCCTGCAACGCTTTCGTTTATTACGCCATCTGCACCATTAAAATAAATCTGTAGGTCAGAGCCAGCACCAAAGATAGCCTTGCCGTTATCAGGGAATTTAGCGTCTGACGTAAAAGTAACGTCTTGGCTTGAGTCAAGAGTGATAGCGGTACTAACCGCGTTATCGTCGATGCCTGTGGAGGTAAGATTCCCTACAGTGACAGCGTTGGTTGTCGTAGCACCTCGACCAGTAACAGAATCCAGCGTATCGGACTCTGCCGTTAAATAGGCTTGCAGGTCGCTAATCTGTGATTCAGTGATAGAAAGCGCAGCCTGATGTTGCGTTACGTTGCTTTGTGCTATTCGCGCATCTGCAAATGTGCCAGATTGAATATCGGCTGTTGTTAATGCTCTTGCCGCCGCTTGATTAGAGCCGTTGCCGATAAAGACATTGCCATCATTAAGGTTAGGCGTGGCGTTTGTCCTGCCTGCGCCACCGACCTTAATAGAACCAGCAGACGCATGAGATCGGATAACCGTCCCGATATTCTGAAGCAGGGATGACTCACCCGTAGGGGCAGTGGTCGTTATAGCTCCCGCCGTAGTTGACACATAAACGGTGTCGCCAGCGGAGAAACTAGAAGTGTCAATGTCGTACAGCGTGCCAAAGGTGACAACATTAACCGCCGCGTTTAGATTGGCGGCATCCTCTGCCAAGCCATAAGCAGGCATCTTACTGGCGTCATCAGCATCAGCCTTAGACACCACAGGCTCATTGCCGGATACACCGCTTACATATACAACATCACCCTTAGCTAAAGCCTCGCCAGCCTTAGCCTGGAAGATGATCGCGCCTGATACCTCAACTTTGTTGTCGTTGAGGTTTATAAAGTTGGTATCTACCTCTGCATTAGTAAGGGGCGAACCTTTAGGGCTAGTCCCATCCGTTTGGGTGGTTTCCCGAGTAACGATAACAGCCATAAGATTGCGCCCCTACTAAATTAAGATGCAGTTAAAGTGATGACCCAAGTGACTGACATAGTATCATCTGCCTGTTTTCCAATGGCAGGGAATACCACGCGACACAGCATGGTGCCAGCTGTAGAGGCATTAAAGATGCCTGCCTCTGTAACCGTCCCAGTAGCGTCACCAGCCTCAAACGATGAGACATAGGTAATCGTATTGGCCGATACGGTTGTGCTGTCCAGCGCTTCTCTGGAACCTAACAAAGACTCCAAATCGGTATCACCTGCTGCAGCTGCTGTAGTGCCAGCTCCCAGTGCCATGTGCGACATGACAGCCTCAGTTGTGCCTTCCATGCGGTCACAAATAAAATTCAGCCCAGCAGATACCACCAGGTTCTTTTCGTGCCGCTCCTCTTTGACGTTGCCATCCTTGTCTTTGACAGTGATAAAAACGTCACCTTTTAACTTCAAACTATCTTCCATAATCCACCTCAGAAGGTTCTGGCTACTCCAACATAGTCCTCAAGGAAGTAACTAATATCGCAATAGCTTTGGTTTACGATGGAGCCAGAATCGGCTGCAGAGCCACTATCTGAGGCCACCTTGGTAAATTGTGCGGTTTGATCCTCAGATACGCCTAGCCCATCGCTCGTGTTTTTGAAAAAACTGGCGGTCTGGTCATCCCCTACAGCTGCCCCATTGGAGTCATCTGTAACATTAATTGTATCAGATAGGTTCTTGCTGATCGCGTATTGCTGCGAATCTGTAAACCCAAGCTGCTCGTTTCTGACCTTGGTGAAGTCAATAACATTGCTGTCTGCCAAGGCTGCAGCATCAGCAATACTCTTGCCCAGGGTAATAACGTGCACATCCGTAGACCCCAGGGAATCACTAAAGCCCGTGGAGAATGCGACAGAATGCGCGTCTGTAATTGGCACATTTTCAGAAAAAGCCCTAGCGAACGCCTTGGTTATTTCATCCGTAAAGGCCGCAGAATCGCTAGGATTCTTGCCGTATTGAGCAGTCTGGTCATCCGTGACCGCAAAAGCATCCGTTGCTGGCTTTCCAACAGACTTTGCTGGGCTATCCGTGACAGATGGCGACTCACTTAGCGCCTTGCCTACAGCTTTGCTGTCGGAATCTGTAACGCCCAGGGCATCCGCAAAAGTGCGTATTATGAGGAAATAGCCCGTTGTAATCGTATTGATTACGGGTCTGAGGCTTGTGAGCTTGAAAATCGCCCGCAAGCTGGTGATTGTCGTTTTGATTTGAGGCACTAGAAATCCTCGCGGATTACAATATCGACCCTCTCATAAACCGTCTCAACGGTAGAATCAGCCAGGGTCAGCTCCAGCTCTCCCTCATAATTTCCTGCAGCAATAGTGGCTAACTGGCCGCCATCCAAGGAAAAGTATAAATTGCCGTTTTCCAAGTTGTCGCCAACGTCAGACGCAACCAGGGTAAACAGCACAGTATCAGTGCCTTTCTTCCTAACCTTTAGCCTGGCCGTCCCGCTGCTGACATCAACCGCAACGCCAGTATCCTCGCGGGTTACAGTGATAAAGATTTGCGGCCCAGTATCGCCCTGCACTAAATATATGGTACTCACCAGACAATAGCCTCCAAATCTTCCTCAGTAGTTGCCGCATCTATTTGATCTCGCAGTATTCTACCACGCTCATGGCACTGACTTACATGGCTGCTTAGCGCCTGGCCTATCTGCTTCATCTCTGACGCAGCAAATGTGTGCCGTCCATTGTCTGCCAGCGTCCAAACCAGGCTGATACTATCGTCCAGCATTGCAGCCTGCACTGCGGCCTGTATCCGCATCTGGCTGTCTTGATCGCACTGAAAGGTAAAGCCCCCCCAGGTGAAGCGAGATCGTTCTTCTGCGCTCCTAGCTGCCTTTACCTCTTCCCACTTGGCAGCCTGCAAATCTGCTAAATCAGCGGCCCATTGCTTTGCCTCATAATCAAAATAATGAGTTTGAGATGGCGCTGGCTCTGGGAAAACGACAGTCCCTGTCTCAATGTCCACATAGCAAAAATCAGACTGCGCCCTGTAGAAATCTGCCTCTGAGCCTTCTACCTTTGTCGCAGAGTAAGCAGCCATGCCCTCTGTTGGGGGCACAGTGTGCGATTCTTTTACTAAAACCTCGCCTTTGTCATCGTGCAGAAAGTAATAAATCATTATCGTTTGGCCCCGATATAAGCAATCTCAATCGCCCCGCCATTCACTAAAGTAGTGGAATTATGAACTCGTAGCTTTACTGCACACTTTAGATAACCGCCATTGGCAAAATTGGCGTTTTGAGCCGCAGTTGGCAATTCTTGCTTAATCATCCTCGCATCTAGCCCATAAGAATAAAGCCATATAGTGCTAGATGCTTTTAGGCTGTAGCTTCCCGTTGATGTCCGTTGATATATTTCTATGTATAAATCGTAAGTGCTTGGGTTGCTATTGGCGTCATTCACGATTGCATTAACTAAAAAGATAACTGCTGAGCCTGCTGGCAACAGACCTGTTTCGCGCTCTGCTGTCGTTTTGCTGCTGCCTGTCCCAACGGGAAAGGTGGTCGTAAAATCCGCAAGCGTTACTGCATTGTCATCTATCTTGAGTGTTTCTACCGACAGATCAGCAATCTGCGCGGTATCTATAGACGCATTTGCTATGTAGGTGCTGACGGTTTCTGGTGTTATTTGGCTAGGCGACCTGCCAAGGTAAACATTCCAGATATTGACATAACTAGAGCCTGTGCCGCCTTTTATCCTAATTCTAGCGGTTCTAATAGTTGAATCATTAGGGACTGTTATAACCGCTTGACTAATCTGCCTAGAGCCAGCCTGCGGAGCATTGCCCCAATTAGAGCTGTTGTATGGAGTGTCTACCTGATCCACGAAGGTGCCGCTAGAATCAAAAAACTGCACCTGTATAGACCACGCTCTAGTGCTTCCTGATGGCGTAAAGTTATTGACGGCCAAATAGAGCGTTTCTGCAAACTCTACCGGCACGCCCTTGATTGTTCTGACTGTGTGATTGCTTGCAAGCTGGAAAACGCCCTGGGTGCCCCAATAAGAGGTATTTGCTGTCCCGCTAGAGCTATCTGCAGTTTCCCAGCCGTCAATAATTTTGGTGTTTGCAGTATTAGTTAGATATATAAAACTGGCGCTTGCGTCTTTCAAAGCACCATTGCGGAGAATACTGCCGCCCTCCTGGCCTATGCCAGCGCCACCGGCATCTAGCAATATCTCGCCAGCCGTATCCTTAACAACCAGGCCGGTTGTGACCAGATCGCTACCATCCCATTTGAGATGATTCGTAGAATCCCCAAGATAAAAACGCGGGTCTGGTACTGCTTGCGTGCCGTTATTTCCTAGCCAAAATCCATTGCTATTGTCGGAATATGAGCTTTTTCCCTGGCGTATGGCCATGCCGGTATCATTAGCTAGGTCTACCACTCCGGTCTTTATCAGGCCGCCATCAATGCGCGTGACCAATGAAGTAGCAGAGTCTCCCAGCTCTGAGTTTAGATTCCTAAACGTAACCAGCCCATCAAATACAGTGCTCTGGAATGGCGAGCTAAATTCAACGGTAACAGTGCCGTTATACTGACTTTCTGTAACGTAAAACCGCGCCACCCAAAACGGATCACCAGTATTGGCGGTGTTGGTGCTAGGTGTCGGTGCATTGATTCCCCAGCCGCTAGTTAAGCCCGTGAACGGGTTAGTCCCTGCCGCAGCTCCATAATCATAATCACTTGCGCTTGGAGTGCTAGGCGCACTTGCTTGGGCTGTCTGATAATAAACGTACCCATGCAGCTCTCTAGGCTCCAGGTTGGATATTGCCAAAGGTGCGCTGTCAGTTGTTGCTGATACCGTGTTACTGACCGTGCTTTGATTATTTGACCAATCATAAGCATAAGCGCGGTATTGATACGTTGTAGCGCTGGCCAGGCTGCCGTCTACATAAGCCCCCGCAGCGCTTGGCTTGCCAAACACATCCTGAATGCTGACATAGCTGCCGACGCCAGAAACTCTGCGTTGTATTCTGATATAAGCAAAATCATCATTGGCTGGGTTAGTCCAAGATAGGCCAATGCTCTTAACGCCGCCTGTTGGGGTGTCTAAAGTCACCGCAGATGGCGGTGTGGTGTCCCCAGTAATTGCTATGGTGCCGCTGATCGGTGTTGATCTAACGCCTGCATCATTAATCGCCCTGACAGTTACCGTATAAGTTGTCACCAAGGCTGGGCTGACTAAGTAGGCAACGGGACTGCTGCCGTTGAGTTGTGCGAGGGAGAACTGCGAGGTTGTCAAAATAACCTCTGAGTTATCAAAGCCTGACGGGATGATATTGATGACGTACTGGACAACAAATGCGTCCCTGGACGTCGTAAACGCAATATCTAGGTAAGGAATCTCTGATCCATCCGCTGCCACATTAACGCCCTGCGTTAAACTCAGGCCGCTAGGCGGCTCTACATCAAACGGGTCAGGCAGGGTGGTCTGATTGTTTACGCCTTCCTCATATCCTTCCTGCCATGTATATACATTTGTATATTCCTGCAGCGTTAATGATACTTCGCCATCATCATTGAGAGACATGGCGAGCACTCTAAACTCCTGGATAGATGCCCCTGTCCAGCCAAGCGAATCATGCTCAAGCTCAACAACATCACCCACTGCAATCTCTAGCGCCTCAGAGGTAGCTGTTACCTCCACGGTTAGCTGATGCTCTCTGGATGCTCTACATATAACCCTAGCCAAATCCCTGGCTGAGTAATAATTAGTAATTGTGGAAAGCCTGACCTCCCGCATCAGCTCCTCACCATTGTCTGCTGCGAGGAATGTGGGGTATGTCGTATCGCCAGTATCGGGATTAGGGGGCCAATCTACACTATCCTCTTGCCAGTTGGCCTCTGGGTTAATGAACTTGGCTCTAACTCTGTTGTACTTTTTGTTTTTGCCGCTGGCAGTTACCTTAATGTCTGAGGTTATGTTGCTATCATCTAATCGGAATGGCGTGCCTACTGGAGCTGCGGCATCTATGAGTAGAGAGTATTGGCCATCCTGGAAAGGCATAAGGCCGCGCATACCTTGCAGCAACACTTTCACGTTATCAAATAGCTTGCGCTTGGTATCAATAACCGCGTTACATTCAAGCAGCCTGACTTGATTACTGGAGCCTGTATATTCCGTTACCAAGGTGTCACAGACATTGGCCGCCGCAGAGAATGCGGTATCGTTAATCTGCGCTCCTAGAAGCCCTTTGCCATAGCGGTTATTAATTAAATAATCACGCAACGCCAGCGCAGGGTTTTTATAGAACGCAAAGCCGCGCACCGTGCCAGTACCCGTTGGGGCTGAACCTGTAGCGGTGAACTGCACGCCAACAGTATTTGATCTTGCCCCTACTGCCGTAAAGTCTGTGGTGCCAACAAACGCAATTTCGTATTCTTCGCCAGCGGTTATGTCTGTTGCGCTGCTTGGTGTGAGCCTGGGGTTTACTACCCGCCTGCCATTCACTACAGCCTGGATATCAGGAATGCTGCCAAATACATTTTGGTCGTATTTTAGGCGTATCGCTAAATACGCAACGCCACTGAGCTTATGATTTGCTCCCCAGGTATCATTTGCACCTGCCAGTAGCGTGCTATGGCTCTGGTCATCGCGCCCCGTATATTTATCTATCGTTACCAGACCGCTGTATTTTGAATCAGTAGACAGGACATCATTGATATAAACGTCCCCAATAGATGACACTCGGCCTTCGCACAGAACCAGCGCCATATAGAGATATTCATTGTCATTGCCGCCGGTAGAGAGAAATACCCTGGTTCCTCCTACCTTCCTTCTGCCGTAGATAACTGGGATGTTGGCGATATTTGAGCTTTTGTTGACTAATACGCCAGCAGCATCATCAAAATCATCGAAGTCTACGCCGGTTAGGAACCCGATAACCTCGCCAAGCAGGTTCTGTATGCCCTTGAATAGCTTAGAAAATAAGCCCATTACTTACGGCCCCATTTGATATCACGGACAGTGTGCGCTGCGTACTCAAATCCCAGATCACTAGAAAAGTAAAATTGCTGAGAGTTGAGATTAGTAAGCCTGCCCTGGGTCTTTTGGAAATCAGCCCAATGAGATGAAATCGACACAATAACCTTGGAGTTTTTTCTGGACTCTGTAAATTGCCAGTTAGTAATTTGCCCATTAAAGACCACTAGCGGTGCGCCAGTGATTGCGCCATTGGAATCGAGCACAACCAGCCACACTGTTGCAGGCTTATTCATCCAATCGTTTTGCAGAAAAATGCTTTGGTACGCTTGGCCAACGCCAGAGAACTGAATGCCAAGCTGATTAACTCGCAAGTCCCTGGACTCTGAAGGCGTGCCCACCTCTAGCAGATATGGCGAGGCATCCCATGTTTGACCATCCCAGGATATATCAGAGGCATGGCTTGTCACCCGTAACCCTGAGCTAATCCCCAAATAGATGAGATGCGCCATCGTAAAGCCATCGTTGGCCAGCGCAGCCAGCATTGTTGCGTTGACTGTTCTAGGCATTAGACGGCCTCTATCAGATCGACTTCAATAATATATTGCTCATAGCCAGCAATACGGAACTCCTGCACATCTCTAGCCAGGCGCATCTGGAATGGCACGTTGTTAAACGTCACCACCTCATTATCTGCCACAGATTCAGAAAGCCCAGGCTCAATAGTCATAGTCCCAGAGCTAAAATCTGCCGTGCACATATAAACCTTGGTGTGATTCGCAAATTTGATAAAGTCGCCAGCCTTAATGGTTCCGCTGATTCCATCCATTGCAATAGTCCGATCCCCAGCCGAATGCCCGCCATTGGCCCTGAGCGTCCCTGTAGCGGTTCCAGAGCTGTCACTAATAGCAGAAGGTGGGGTAATGCTAAAAGAGTCTGTGCCGCCTCTGGTGGCTGCCAGGAAGGCGTATATAGGCGCAAAATCAGTTTGCCGCAGCCTGGGGTAGCGGATGCTAAACGTCCAGTAACCTGCCCCGATATTCCGCACCTGAGTGCGACCACTGCGGGTCTGTGATCTGACGTTGTTGTAGACCAGGCGAATATCTACAGCCTGGAACTCTGGGCTTGTAGGGTAACTCATACCAGTGCCGCCCTTCCTTGATCTTCCATTGCCTCATTTATCATAGACATCAGCAGCCCTCTGCGCTCGACCAGCAGCGCATCAAAGCCCTCGGTATCATTGGCGTTAATGTTGAATGTCACGCTTGCGCCCATGCCGCCGCCTTTAGTGTGATCTATGATTGTCTCATTAGGGTGAACGATTGCAGGCATACCGCCCTTGCCGTCAATGCCTCCAGCCCTTGCGCCAAACCCAGTAAAGCCGCCACCCTCAAAACTTTGCGCCCTGATCTGTGCAACCTGAGCCATACCGTTAGCTACCGTCAGTGCAGCCAGGCCAATGTTAATAGGGAATGGATACCTTGCCATTGTTTCGGTGGCAGAGGTATAAGTGTTCATAATCGCCTGGGCTATCTTGGCAGCCTTTTGCAGCGCAAACATTTTGCGGCTCTGGCGACCTAGCGCAGTAAACTGGTTATTAGCCTCATCAATCACTGTGCGCGTCTGATCCTTGGCAGACATCGCGTTAAATTCAGCCAGCTTTTTCTCGTTCTCTACCTGCTCCGCTGTCTTGGTCTGCGTAGACATAGACATATTTTCATTAGCGGTAGCGACTACCTCCGCAGTCTCCTGCGCTGCCAGCTGTATGGCCTCGTATGCGGCCACCAGGTTCTCGCTAGGGTTGCCTGATGACAATATCTCAATAATGGCCTCTTGTGTCTCCAGGGCGCTCTGGAGCAGGTTCTGGGCAGCCTCTCGCATTGATCTCTCAACGCCAGCCGGTACAGCCTCAAGACCCAGCATAGAGCCAGCTGCGCTGTTAGCCAGGATATTGTATTTCTCAATAAGGAAGTCAATTCCAGCGCCAGCAGTTGTTAGGCCATCCAGGATTGCTGCGCCCATCTCCAAACCCAGCACCTTGAGCTGCATGAGCATGACTTTAACGCCTAGATAGCCGTCTAATAGCCTGCCAATGGCCCCCAGGACTGCATCAGCAACCCTCTGCCCTACGTTGCCAAACTCAGCATTTTCGATGGCGGCATTTCTAAAGTCAGTGGCCACCGCAGCAACGATTGGCGAGAACTCCACAGCCAGCTGATTGCCCAGGCCAACAAATACGCCCTGAGCTGCCAGCATGGCATCATTAGCCTCCTCAATCTTGGCCACATCAGTGCGATTAAGAGCCAGCCCAAGCAGCTCTGCCTCTTCGGCAAATTTGGCCAGCTCCGCAGAGCCTCCCGCCAAGGTATTAACCAGAGCCACACCTTCGCTATCAAACAATTTCATAGCAATACGAACGCGATCAGCCTGGCTGCCCACGTTCTGCATGGCATCAGCCACTACGCCCATCTGCTCATCTAGCGGCAGCTGCTCTAGCTTCTCTGCGTCGATGCCTAGCTCTAACAGCGCACCCTTGGCCTCACCAGTGCCTATAGCGGCCTCTGATACGCGCCTGGTCATGCGCTGCAGCGCCATGTTCATGGTTTCGATAGATACGCCTGACATTTCTCCTGCGAGCTGCAGGCCAGCCAGGGCTTCTGTGGTTGCGCCGATTTTGTCAGCCGTCTTGCCTAATTCATCCGCAGCCCTCATGGACTTCACGGTTAAGACGGTAGCAGCAGCGGCAGCAGCGGCAGACATCGCAGCGGATGCCTTGGCCATCTTTGAGAATCCCGCACCTACGCGCTTAAATGCAGCCTGCGTGCGATCATCTGCAAAAATCTTAATTAGGATGTTTTCTGCCATTAGCCTCTCTCATTTGAAACCAGGTAATCCAGCCCTGGTACTCCCTGGCGTCCATCTGCATGATCTCGCCGACAGTCTTGTGCAGATGCTCTGCTAGGCTATAGCAGAATTGTAGATCGCTGTCGGCTTTTAGTTTCCCTCAATATCCTCTGCGCTGGGGTCTGAGCTGTTGATTTTATTAACAATTTCAGCCAGCACATCAGGGTCAACGGCCTTGAGAAGCTCCAGCCGATCTATCTTTCTAAATATCTGCTTACCTTCCTCATCAATCAGCCGGTAGATAATGGTTAGCACCATCGCCTCGGCAGTCTTGTTTTCGTTAGCAGCCTGCATAATTTCGCCAAGACGCTCCAAAGAAATGCCTGGCTTAATAAACGCCTCCAGCTCCCACTCAGGGATAGAGATAGGGCGAGGTTCAGCAGATAATTTAGCTTGGTAGTGAGCTTTCGCTTTCTCAAGGACTGACATAAATTAGACCGTCGTAGATGTCAGAGCGCCATCGCCCTGGACAGAGATAGACTGCTCAACCATGCCGTCAAACGATCCCGCCTTGCTTACGCCCGTTACAATGGCAGTGCCAGTGTAGTAGGTATCGCCAGCAGCATCGCCCTCTGGGTACACGTTAAGCGTCACCTCGGAGCCAACAGTCAACGCGCCCTGGCCGGTGGTGTCTGTCTCATCCCAATAAACATCAACGCTGCCTGACCAGCTGGTAAGACTTGCGCGGAACGCCCTAGCAGACGCGCCCATTGTGGTTTCTTCCAGGGTGTCTGCCGTTTCTTCCAGGCTATATGACCGGACATTGGCAACAGTATTTGCGCCAACCTTTACGACCCCTTCACTTCCTGCATGAGTAGCCATTAATTAATCCTCCTCGGATTCTTCAATATCCTTTTCGACAGGCTCAGGCTCAGGGGTTTCCCCTACTAAACGCCAGCCCATATTTTTCAAACTTTCCACCTTTGACGGGTGCGCCAATATGGTGTCCCCGCTGTCATGCGTCATTTCGATCATTAAGTTGATCCCCTGGTAAAGTGGTAAACACAGCGTACCGTGATTATAACCCCGCCCACTGGGTCTATACTACCGTCATCAGTCTCAATGCTAATAACTTGGGTGTTTAGGGCATAGCCGCCTCTAGTCCGATCTGCGTCCAGCCGCTCCTCAACCTGCTCAATAACGGCATTCCTGGCAGTGTCTATATCCTTACCTTTAACGTAACAAACAATCTGGTAGTCAATCGTGGCTGTGCGCTGCGTTAAAGAGCCGCCAATAGTCGCATCTTCGCGGTTTTCGCTGGAGCTGCGAATAAGCGCTGCAGGAAACTGGGCATTGCTGAGCTTATCAAAATCAAAAGGCTCTCTAGTGACCAGCTTGAACTTATAGTCTGATGCGCTTGCCCCTATGGTTGTGACCAGGTTGAGTGCTATGTTTTCTCTGGTGCTCATCGCTCAAACCCTCTAAAGACGTATTTGCGGAACACCTCGGTAAGCCTGGCCTCATCCTCGGTATTCAACCCAAAGAAAGGACGGCTTTTCTGCAGCATGGCTGCTTTCTTGCCCTCTGCGGCCCTGGCAAAGAATATGCGAGCGAATCGCTGGTTGTAGTCGCTGGTTATAGACCCCCGCATATTGCCTGACCAGGTAAGATTGACAGTGCTGGGATCACTAAACGTAGGAGCCTGGCCGTCTATTGGCTTGCGCTGCTTCCTCCGCTGCAAATAGGCAGAGCTGTAGGGCTTGAGAGCGCCATCTGGCCCTTCCCCCTGGTCTAACCTATTCTGAATAATCTCAATGCCTTTAAGCGCTGCCCTGCTCAATCCTAGTGGGGTGCGCTCTTTAATTAGCTGCCGTTCGCGCTCGGTTAGCTTGCTGCCATCCTTGGGCGTGATCGTTGTTTTAATTGTTGGCACTAATGCCATTAGCGATCTAACCTATTGGTTGGCAAAGGCTTTTTCTCGCTATCAGCCACAGAGCCATCTGCGTCAGTGTCGTATTCGACTCCATCAGCAAAAACGGCCTCTAGCTCTTCGCCATATCTGGCCTTATAGAAATCAATCATTTCTAAAAATCGGTCATTATCGACCCAGTTAGTCAGCTTAGGCAGCGCATACTTCCACAGCACCAAGTAACTATTAGCCTTTGTCCATTGGCTGTCTGTTAGCTTAGTTGCGTCCATCTCGCCAGCAATACCGCGACGATGCCACCAGCGGTTTCTAATCTCGCGGGTAAGCTCTGCCTGAGCAGTCGCGTGCTCATCAATGAAGTTTTCTATGCCAAAGCTCAGGATGTCTGGCACGATCTCTTGCAAGTTGTAATCAGTAGAAAATGCCATCAGCTCACCATTTCACCTTCGCAGCCCAATAAATTGCGTCCAGAACAGTTGCGCCCTTTAAGGTATCGCCATGCCTGGCATACCAGGCTCTTCGCATTGCCTTATCGCGCTCTGACTCTCCGTCCCTTGGGGGATAAGTCTTTGCGCCCTGGCCTCCAAATCTGACCAGCTTGATTATGTCCCCCTTTTTAACCAGAACTGCGTGGCTCTTTGTGGGGTGGTTCCTGGTGCGCTTAGGCACGTTGTAGTCCTCAAAGCGTTCACCACGATATACAATAGCCATAAGGGAAAGCGCCCCCGTAGGGGCGCGAGTACCTTAGAGTCCAGCGTCGAAGTACATTTCTACGCCATAGGAGTCATCAAGCTCTGCAACGCCATAGACGGCAGTAGCGTTCAACTCAAATGCACGCAGAGATGCGTTGCGCTCAGTCTCAATGTTGAAGTCGCGC